CCTCTCATTACCCTTATAGCTAGGCTCTGGGAGTACCTTCACTTTTCAATCCACATAGCAAAGCGTATCAATCCATAACCAACCACAACTACAAGAAATCCTGCAGCAAGGAATGGTGTTGAGATAAATGATCTAATCCACTTGTTCATCGTGCGGTCTGCACGGCGTACGCCCATGATTCTTTAAAGTTAGTGGCAAAGTCTGATCTGGCTTTGCTTGCAAACTTATCAATGTCGAAGCGCTTGCTGTAGTTGGCACGTTTAACAAACATCAGGATGGGACGTATGTCTGAACCATGCGTTCCCGTCTTAGCCCAGATACCACGATGCAAATGATCTGCACCGCTGGCATAGAAGTAAACAACACCATTGATCTTGACGTACTTGCTTTGGCGTTTGCCTTTGGAGTTCTTATCGGTACGCTTAGCAAGCTTTGCCCTTGTCTCAGCTGTACTGTTTGCTTTGTAACCCTGCTCACCAAAGCCACCGAAGTATGAGATTAATTTAACGATCAACGATGCTGGCACGTTGCCGTACTGATTCAACTCATTAAGCTCTGATGCTGGTACGATATCTTCATTGAAACCAAGCATGCCAAGCTTACGGAATGCCAGCTCATAGCGTGCAAGTCTTGATTGACCACCGTTGAAGTGGTGTCCTAGTACATCAGCTGGACTATTGCCACCTGACTTGGAAAGAAGCCCCTGATCTTTAACACCGAAGGCTGCTAACAGGTCACGCTTATTGGCGCTTGAGTTGAATACAGAATTCATGGTGTAGCGTGTTGGCTGATCAAAAACACTTAGAAACTTTGCACGCATATCATCAGCACCTTGCTTTGCTGTCTTGGTTAAAGCAACAGCAGCTGCAAACGGCACCTGTTTAGAAAACCTGTCAACAAATCCAATTGTTTGATTGATGTCTGATTTAAAGCTGATCTGCATGATTAGGCTGCTTTCTGGTTATTCATGGTCAAATGGTTTTTTAAGCGCTGCCGGTAATCGTTCATACTTTCCCCAGCCCTGGCTTCAATGCCAACTTCGCGGCCTTTAGCAATCGTTCCTTCATCAGTCATCAGCCAGCTATTATCGGTTTTTGGTTTTAACTCATTGCGAATGATTGCATCGAGGTAACCGGCTGCTATCTTTTCAGGCCACGGCTTGTTCTGCCTTGCAAGCTGTACGCATTGCTCAATGAAATCAAACGGGATGTTTTCAGAAATCCATCTGCATAGGATTGGATTGATACTGGTAACAGCCACGTTTAGTTTAATCAAACGACACGCAAGCAATCCTTCGGGTCTCGGTGCTTGATTTTCAGGTGATGGTTCTAGCGCACGCGGTGATGTTTCTTGATGGTTGTATTTGGTTAATGACGGTTGGTGTGACACAGCTATGTCACCCTTTATTACCTCCGGTGTCACCCTTTCTGTTAAATTTGTCACCCTTTCTGCTTCAGATGTCACCCTTTTTTCATCTTTCACAAAGGGTGACAAATTGTCACCCTTTATCCAATCAGGATTAATGCAGTACTCATTGGCAATACCTCTACCTGAATTGCCATTTTTAACCTTGATCAACCAACCAATTTTTACGAACTTTTGCATCAGTCTAATCACCGTGCGCTCACTGGTCATGGCCTTATGTGCAAGGCGTTCATTGCCAGGATAAATATTTGAACCGTCATCATGGGCATGATCAGCAATTGCCAGGGCAAGTACGCGCTCATTCCCGCCATAAGGGAATCGCTCAAACACCAAACTCATCATTTTTACTGACATTTTTACCAACCTTCCACATCAAATATTCAATTTTTTCGCGGAAATTCGCCGCGCAATTTCCGTTTTTTTTTACCTGTTTAGCTACTATAAAAGTTCTCAAACCGCATCAGATGAGGCACAAACGTTGTACGAACAGATCCAATTGGCCCATTACGTTGTTTTGCAACGATGATCTCAGCCGTGCCCTTATCAGGTGTATCCGGGTGGTAAACTTCATCCCGGTAGATAAAGAAAATATTGTCAGCATCCTGCTCAAGCCCACCACTATCACGCAGATCACTCATCACCGGACGTTTGTTCGGTCGCTGCTCAAGCCCACGATTCAGCTGAGATAACAGAATGATTGGCAGTCGCAACTCTTTGGCCAATAGTTTTAATGCGCGCGAGATATCTCCAATTTCGTTGCTCCTGGTATCGCTGCCGGATAACGCAATCAGCTGTACATAGTCGATCACAATCAGATGAAGCTCACCGTTCAACTCTCGATACAAACGCCTTGCACGCGCACGTATGTCGTTCACGTTCAGCGTGCTTTCTTCATCCAGATAAATACCCTTATCTTTCAGGTCATGCACGGCCTTGGTAATTAAAGACCATTCATCATCATTTACGCGCCCAATACTTACGCGCTGAGCAGGTAACCTCGCCACGCTAGAAAGCAAACGCATGCCCAGCTGGTTATTAATCATTTCAAGGCTGAATACAGCCGCATTCTTACCTTGCTTCAAAGCACAGTTTTCAACGATGTTTAATGCCAGAGAGGTCTTACCCATACTTGGTCGCGCCGCAATGATGTTTAACTCACCAGGCTGCATGCCCGTGGTTTTTGTATCCAGATCATCCAGCCCGGTACGCAAACCGGTCACATCATCCTTGCTCTCGCGCATGTACATTTCATCAATCTTGTCGATCACTGATGACATCACTTGGTTGATGTGCTGCATGGTGTTATTAGATCTATTTAAGCTCTCACCCACAGTCATCCAGCGGCTTTGTGCAAAGTCCAGCAGATCCTTGGCAGACATACCATTGCGCTTATTGATTTTTTCGGAAATTTCCGCGGAAATTGCGCTCATTTTGCGCATCAATGAATAATCCCGCACAATCTCTGAATAGCGTATGATGTTCGCGGCGCTTGGCGTGTTCTGAATGATATTGACCAGGTAAGTAATACCACCGGCGTCTTCCAGCAGCTTATGACTATCTAAAAACTCACCAACAGTCACAACGTCTACAGGCTTTGAAGCATCCAGCAGATGACTTATTGCACGGAAAATCATGCGGTGTTCACGTGGATAAAAATCATACTCAGTAATGACACCAACTATCTTGTCATAAGCCGTGTTATCAATAAAAATACCGCCCAGCACGCTCTGTTCAGCATCCTCGCTGTATAGGGGCTTAAATTCAGATACTGAATGATCGTGAATATCAACCATAATGATCAATCAACTTTCATATCGCCAATGCGCGACACAATTGCCGCAAATCTAGCCTGCACATCGGCGGCCTCATTTTTAATGTTTTCAAATTCCTTGGTAGTAATCTTTCCATCAGCCCAACTTTGCTGAAACGCCTGGGTAAAGTCGGCCATCTCGTTAATGATGTCCATAAACCCATCCAGCAATGACATATCACCGGACTCTGGAAATTCAGGCAGCGGGATAACCACGTGATTCAAAGTAAAGGCCATAGCCTCTAAAATACGAAAATCCCCTGATATTGATTGCATCTTTACGCTCTCATCCAAACGCAAATGATGCGTATCAAGGCGTGGATCCACCTTCTTATTCAGAACATTAGGACTTACATCACCCATACGCTGTGCTAATGCAGCAACCCCGCCAGGGAAATCATGTGCTGTATGAAAAGCAGCATCTTCTACATTAATTATCATAATAAAACCTCCATGAATACGGCTAAATTTACATAAAATCGCCGTATTTTTAGCTTTAAATCAAATACATACTTCATCCATCAACACAACAAAAAGTAATACTTAAAATGCATACATCGCATCACGCACCAGGCAAAAAGATACCCGCAACCGGAGACCGGCTACGGGTATTAAAGGAGGAGGTAATACGTCCAGTTCTCTGGCATATCCGGCATACAACCGTACCGGCGCGGCGGGAAAGGTGGAGCTGCCCAGCATGCTAGAATCCAAGTTCCCCAACCTGATTACCAACATTTTCAAGAAAGGCAGCACCATGACCACTGACGAACGCATAGCAGCATTAGACGAAAGATTAGAACAGCTGGTGGATGCACATAGAACCTTAGCTGCCAGGCACGAAGGCTTGATGATGAGCTGCAGATCATTGTTGCCACTCATACAGATCGACCAATCGACAAAACAAAGATTAATGACCGGCGCTTACGATGCCTTGACAATGCACATGGACGCCGCGAACTTTGATGATGAATTTC